GCAGGACGACGACGAGATCTGGTCGCCGATTGAGTCGTCGGCCTTCTCGCCGGTCCTGCGGAAGCCGAACCGCTACCAAACGCGGATCAAGTTCATCGAGCAGTGGGTCGTCTCGAAACTCGTGCACGGCAACACCTTCGTGTTGAAGGAGCGCGACCAGCGCGGCGTCGTGGTCGCGCTGTATGTGCTCGATGCGAAGCGCGTGATCCCGATGGTGACCGTCAGCGGCGATGTGTACTACGAGCTGCGGCGCGACGACCTCTCGGGCCTGGCGCAAGAGTCGGTCATGGTGCCGGCGAGCGAAATCATTCACGACACGATGATCACGCTCTACCATCCGCTGGTCGGCGTGTCGCCGATTTACGCGTGCGGCCTGGCCGCGCTGCAAGGCCTGAAGATTCAAGAGAACTCGAGCAACTTTTTTGCGAATGCGGCGCGGCCGAGTGGCGTCGTGCTGGTGCCAGGCGACATCGCGCCCGAACAAGCCGCGCGCCTGAAGCAGTACTACCAAGATAACTTCACCGGGCCGAAGGTCGGCTCGATGCTCCTGCTGTCGAACGGCATGAAGTACGAGCCGGTCACGGTGAATGCGGCCGACGCGCAGCTGATCGAACAGCTGAAGTGGACCGCCGAAACCGTGTGCACCTGTTTCCATGTGCCGCCGTACAAGGTGAACGTGGGCGCGCCGCCGACCTACAACAACACCGAAGCGCTGAACCAGCAGTACTACAGCCAGTGCCTGCAATCGCTCATCGAGTCGCTGGAGCTGCTGCTCGATGAAGGGCTGGAACTGCCGAAGCCATACGGGACCGAGTTCAACATTGACGACCTGATGCGAATGGACACCGAGTCGAAGTCGAAAGCCGCCGCCGAAGGCATCGGCGCCGGTGCGCTCGCGCCGAACGAAGCGCGGAAGCGGTTTTTCGACCTCGGGCCGGTCGCCGGCGGCGAGACGCCGTACCTGCAACAGCAGAACTACTCGCTCGCCGCCCTGGCGAAGCGCGATGCCGCACCGACCGCCACTCCGGAGGCGCCGGCGCCGGCCCTGCCGATGGTCGCCGGCATCGAGGGCGTCGATCCCGCGCTCGTCCTGACGCAGCTCCGCGCCAGCGTGGCGTATCGGCAATTGCTCGACCCATGTCTCGCCGCCTGAAGCGAGGGAAGCGATGACTGCTGACGACCTCGGCGCCCTGGTGGCCACGACCTTGAGCGAGACCCTGCTGCCGGTGCGGAGCAGCGTGCTGCTGCTCGATGAGCGCGTACGCGCGCAGCTCGCCGGCCAGGCGCAGGTCGCGGATCGCGTGCGCGACCTTGAAGCGCTGGTGTCGGGCCTGCGCGAGCGGTTGGCGGTGGTCGAACTGCGGGCGCCGGTCCCAGGCCCGCCTGGGAAAGACGGCAAGGATGGCGCGGACGGGTTCGGCCTCGATGACTTCTCGGTGGACTTCGACGGCGACCGGACGATTCTGCTCGCCTTCGCGCGGCCAGGGCGCGAGCCGAAGCGCTTCCCACTCACGCTGCCCTTCCAGCGCTACCAAGGCACCTATCAGGCCGGCCGCACCTATGTGACCGGCGACACGGTCACCTCTGGAGGCGCCCTGTGGCACTGTGGCGCGACTTCGACCATCACTCGGCCCGGTGACTCGTCCGACTGGCAGCTCGCGGTGAAGCGCGGCCAGGATGGCCGAGACCTCCGCGACAAGGTGGCACATGGCTGATGCGATCCTCCAGCCGTCGCCGCCCGATGTCGTCTGGCTGACGCTCGATGAGCTGAAGGCGCAGCTCTACATCACGCACGCCTGGGACGATGCCGCGCTGACGCAGCTCATCACGGAGGCCAGCACGGCGATTGCGCTGTACCTGCATCCGCGCGTCGAAGCCACCTGGGTCGATCCGACGACCGTGCCGGCCGATGTCAAGCAAGCGGTCAAGCACCTCGCGACGGCCTACTGGCGCGACCGTGGCGACGATCCGCAGGGCACCGCGAAGACCGTCTGGGACGACATCGATGTGCTGCTGAAACGCCGGCGCGACCCGGTGCTGGCATGACGGTTGGCGAGCTGACCGAACGGATGCGGATCATGCAGCCGGTGGGGACCACGAATCCCGACACCGGAGGCCAGGTCCCCGGCACGCCGATTGTCATCGCGGAGGTGCGCGGGCTGATCGTGCCGCGCGCCGGCACGGAGGCCTTCTCCAGCGCGCAAGGCCTCATCAGTCAAGACCTCGGCATCGTCAACACGGCGACGCATCTGGTGACGCTGTGGTTTCGGCCGGATGTCTCAGTCGGCCAGTTCATCGAATACGACGACGCGAAGCGACAGCTGACTCGGCAGTTTGAAATCACGCAGGTCGCCAGTCCCGAAGAACGCGGTCGCTGGCTGGTGCTGGCCTGCATCGAGCGCGTGCATTGAATGGCGTCCATCGCGCCCTTCGCCACACCGGCGGTCCTGAAAGCGCTGCGGCAGCTGCTGCTCGCCAACCATGCGCTGGCGTCGAAGCTCGGGCGCGGATCGGTCTTGCCAGAAACAGCGGCGATCTACACCGAAGAGTCGGTGCCGGCCTCCGCGACCACGGGCGAGTACCTGACGATCGGACCCTTCTCGGAAGTCCCGCGCGACACGATGGGCGACGACGCGAAATGGGGCAGCGAGCTGTCGGTCGCCATCAAGATCGTGAGCTACAGCACGGACCCGGCGCCAGGGTATCTGCTCGTCAAGGGTGTCGTCGGAATGCTCCACGGGCAACCGCTGGCCGTCGAAGGCTATCGCACCGGGTGGGTGCAGCTCGATGTCGTGCCGGATGCGTACCGCGAGCTGGTCGCCGGCGTGCCGGTCACACACTTTCCGATGATCTTCCGAGTGCATGTGCATGAAAGCTGAAGACGTTCTGCGCGCGCAGCTGTATGCCATGCGCTATCTGCTCGATGGCGTCACCGGGCAGCTGGAACGGGTCATCGCGACGCTGGACATCGCGACCAGCTCGGTGCCGCTGCCCTTCGACGCCGATAGTGCGTGCCAGCATCCGCCGGAAAAGCAGATCGATGCGACGACGCTCGGTGGCGTGCCGCAGATCGTGTGTCTGCTCTGTGGCCAGCAGCGCATCGGGTCGGTGGACCCGCAGTGATGCGGCCCGACACCGTGCACGCCGGCGCGCAGTTCATCCGCCACACGCGCGGGTATCTGAACGCGATAGAGAAGTGGGTCGCGCACACGCCACCGGAGCGCGTCGCCGCAGAAGTCGCGGAGCTGTTGCAGCTCGCGCGCAGCTCGTTGACCTCGTTAGAAACGCAGCTCGGTCACCTTCCGGTGAACAACCGCACCGGTGCCGGCAATCCTTCACAGATAGATCGGCCCGACAGCCTGGCCCGATCACCGCGCACGTAGGAGTCGACCAATGGCAGTTGCAGGCATTCGGACCTATCTCGGACTCGACAGCGGAGCTGGCGTCAAGACGGATGTCAGCCACTTTCTCGATGGCATCACACCGTCGAGCGACACCGACGAACTCGATGGCACGACCTTCCAGCCAGGCGTCGCGGCGCCGACGAAGGAAATCATCGCCGGCTTCCGCACGCGCGCGCTGTCGCTGTCGGCGAAGTGGACGCCGGAAGCCGAGACCTTCTTCAGCGGCATCGAGGGCAAGTCGGGCCTGAATTACTTCTACGGCCCACTCGGCAAGGATGCCGGCATGACGGCCATCTCGGGCGTCTGCAACTGTCTGAGCTGGACGGGTCCGGTGTCGACGGTGGACGGCATCACGACCGCGACCGCAGAGCTGCGCTGCTCGACGCGCGTGCTCGGCGTCTTCGACGCGAGCGGTGGCGTCGTGCCGCCGGTGACCGCGACGGGCGCGACGGAAGGCACGCCGGGAAGCTTCACGCCGGCCGGCGCGATGACGCCGTCGAACCTGGCCGGCATGACCGGCGTCACCGCCAGTCCCACGGCCGCATGGGCCGGCGGGTCGTATGTGGCGACCGGCGACGGGATTCACTGCCACTGGACCGGCTCGGCCTGGGTGACGGGCAACTCCGTCTAGGGTCGGGCCGGCGAATGTGCGCGCCAACTTCCGGCCTGGCGTTGAACGCGCCAGGCCGCACTTGGAGGTCACATGGTTAGCATCGAGTTCGACAAGCCGCGCCAACTCAAATACGACTTGAGCGCGATTCGGGATCTGGAAGCGCAGATGGACGGCGAGCCGTTGGGCGTCATCGTCAACCGGCTCGCCAACCTCGGCGTCAACGCGCTGGTCAACGCGCTCTGGGCCGGCCTGAAGCACGAAGACCGGACGATCACGCCGCACCTCGTCACGGTGCGCCTCGACACGTATCTGAAAGCCGGGAAGCCGTTGCGCGCCCTGGCCGACGCCATCAACGACGCGCTGGAAGAGTCCGGCTTGTTCAAGGGCGCGAGTGACGAAGCGGTCCCTACACCGGCGACGCCCACGGGAAGCTGACGCGGTGGGCGTTCCGCACCTGGGTGTCGTGGGCCGAAGTGATCGCGCTCGGCGAGCTGCAACTGCTGCCCGACGCGTTCTGGTCGCTGACGCCGCGCGAGTTCGGGCTGATCTTCGCCGGCTTCCAACGCCGCGAAGCGCGTGCCTGGGAGCGCATCGCGACGCTCGGCCTGTGGGTGTTGGCGCCCTACACGAAGAAGAAGATGACGCCGGCGCAGCTGCTCGGCCGACATCGGCTCGACACCGCGCCGCCGCGCCTGGCGGTCGAGGCCGACGCCGACGCTGAAGCAGCGGCCATCGAGGTCGAACGGGCGCGCGTGCTCGCGCAAGCGATGGCCTGGGCGGAAGGGGACTAGTGGCAAAAGTCACGATGACGCTCACCGGGATGGAAGGCCTGCAACGCGCGCTGACGAGCGCGCCCGACCTCGTCAAGGTGGGCGCGTCGGATGCCGTGCAAAAGACCGCGTTCAGTGTC